GCTATCGCCATCGGGTTCGCGGATCGGCTCCGGCCGGTCGCCGGCTTGATGCGCGAGCTGGCGGACGGCCCCGAGGATGTGGGCGACGACGCAGCAGGACTCCAGCAAGTCGAGTCGCTGAAGCCGGGCGACAAGTTGACGATCAGCATCGGCGGACTCCCGTCAACCAAGGCCGGATGGGATGAGGCTGTCGCGGGCATCGCGGCTGCACTGTCCGCAGAAGACCTTGCCAAGATGGCTCGCGCCGAAGTCGCCGACGCAATCAGCGCATCCGGACTCACTCCGGCGCTGGCCATGGCGTTGCTGTCGCCTGCCGCCGGCGTCACCCCCGACACCGCGGCAGCGCGCATCGCCCACGCCAGGGCGATGGCTGACATCTGCTTTGCCGCCGGCATCCCCGATGTGTCCGCCGACTACGTCACCAAGAACACCGATCTCGAGACCGCTCGCGCGCAGCTGATTGCTGCGAAGTCTGAGGATGGGCCGGAGATCGTTACCGCACACCCGCATGCCGCAGGGCCGGCGGTTGCACGCCTGGATGTAGCAGGCATCTACCAGCGCCGCAACCAGCGGCACACGCCATAACAGGAGATTCACATGGCTCTTTCTGAATCCAACTATGCGCTGGAGTTCCTGCTGTCGGAAGCTCCGGGCGGACTCTCGCGCGACGAAGGCGTTCTGCTGACGGGGCAAAGCCTCGTAGCCGGCGCCGTTGTCGGTCAAATCACCAAGGCCATTGCAGCCGCCCCGATCCCGACCATCGTTGGCACTGGCACGGGCTTGATGTCGGCGCTGACCTTCGGGCCGGACGTGCAGACGGGTTCCTACGTCATCACCCTGACCGCAACCAGTGCGACGGCCGCATTCAGCGTCACCGCGCCGGATGGGACCGTGTTGCCAACTGGCAACGTTGCGACCGCCTACACCAGTTCGCACCTGTCGTTCCTGATCGCCAATGGCGGCACGATGACGACTGGCGACACCTATACGGTTGTCGTGACCGCTGGCGGAACCCCCGTGCTCGTCGGCACCGGCACTGGCGCGGTGTCGGCTTTCTCGCTTGGCCCCGATGCGCAGAACGGCGCGTATCGAGTTCAGCTGCTGGCCACGTCGGCGACTGCTGAGTTCGAGGTCATCGCGCCCGATGGCTCGAAGCTCAAGCGCGGCCAGGTTGCCACCGCCTACGCCAGCTCGCACGTGAACTTCACGCTGAGCAACGCCGGCACGATGACCAGCGGCGACTACTTCAACATCATCGTCGCGAAGGGCAGCGGCAAATTCGTGGCCGTCACCCCGACCACCTATGACGGCCGCCACATCGCGGCCGGCGTGATCGCCAACACCTGCGACGCCACCAGCGCCGATCAGGATACGGTCGTGATCGCGCGCAATGCCGAGGTTTCGTCTGCCCGCCTGGGCTGGGGAACCCTCACCACTGGCCAGCAGGCCACCGCAACCGCCCAGCTCGCCGCCCGCGGCATCCTGGTCCGCTAAGGAGATCCGATATGTCCATGCTGAACCCCTTCGCGACCAGCGATGCATTCAATCTGGTCAACCTCACCGCGAGCATCAACGATCTGGCCTATACGCCGTCGCTGATCCGCGACCTGAACGTCTTCGATGAGCGCGGACAGTCCAGCGTTACCGCGATCATCGAGGAACTGAACGAAACCGTGGCGCTTCTGGCGCCGAAGCCGCGCAACGCACCTGGTGCCGTCGTCAACGGCGACAAGCGCGTGGTGAACACGCTCAGCATCCCGCACATTCCGCAGCGCGCGACCATCATGGCGGACTCCGTGCAGGGCGTTCGCCAGTTCGGCAGCGAAGACATGGCGGCGCCGATTCAGGCCGCCATCAACGAGCGGCTGGCGAAGATGCGCCGGCAGATCGACTACACCATCGAGTACCACCGGCTGCTCGCGCTGGCTGGCAACTACATGGATCTGAATGGCGATACCAAGAGCGCGTACACGCTGCTTGGCGGATCTCGCGATTCCGTGGACTTCGTGCTTGGCACGAGCACCACGAAGATTCGCGAGAAGTGTCTCGACGCCATCGGCCACGTGGAGGATGGACTCGGCGGCGCTGGCTACTCCGGCCTGCACGCGATCTGCTCGGCTGCGTTCTGGGCCAAGCTCATCACCCACGCCAAGGTGGAAGAAACCTTCGTCTACAGCGAAGGCGCCGCCTTGCGCGCGGGCCTGACTGGCTCTTTCCAGTTCGGCGAGATCACCTGGCACCGCTACCGCGGCACCAGCTCGGCTGCGGTCACGTCCGGAAAGGCGTTCCTGTTCCCCATCGGCGTGTCGGATATGTACCTGACGCGCTTTGCTCCGGCGAACTACGCGGAGACGGTGAATACGGTCGGCCTGCCGTACTACGCCAAGTCGCGTCCGTTGGAGTTCGACAAGGGCGTGGAGATCGAAGCGCAGTCCAACGTGCTGAACGTCTGTACGCGCCCGACGGCTCTGGTGGAACTCACCACGTCGAACTGATCGACCGCAACCGCAACACCACCCCAAGGCCCGCACCCGCGGGCCTTTCTCATTTCTAGGACCGCCATGTCACAACGCGCCGCATTCGCCGAGTTCGACGCCGCGTGCATGGCGGACCTTGCCGACAACGGCATGGCCGACACCGGCACCTACCGCAGCCCCGACGGCGACGACACCGCAATCACCTACCTTTTTGACGACACCCAGTTCGCGGACGTTGGCGAGACCGGCGCCCGCGTGCTGGTGCGCGAGCGTCAAATCGGCCTGATGTTGGGCGAGGTCACGCCAGTCGAGAACGGCCGCGTGATCGGTGACGACGGGCGCACGTGGCGGCTGGTCGCGCCAACTGGCGAGGTCGACGACAGCATGTCGTGGTGGTTTGTGGCCCCGGTGCGGAGTGAAGGCGCGTGAGCACCGAAGCTGACGCCCTGCTGGCCATCGCAGCACTTCTGTCCGCGATCCGCACTGCCAACGGCAGCGATACCGAGGTCGGTGCCGATGTCCGCATGTCGCCGATCTTTGCCTCGCTTGCCGACGATGCCGACTGGCAGACGCTGGTCTACACCTCGCGCGAGTTCTACGGCGGCAAGCCGGAAGAGGATGTCGGCATCGATGGCGGGCAGCGCATCTACCAACTGTCGCTCGATATCAACATCGATGCACATCGTCGGCTCGACGGGTCGCTTGCCGCGCAACACGCAGCACAGATCAAGGCAGACGTTCGCACGGCCATGTTGCCGCGCTCCGGCCGCCTGCTACTCGACGGCGTGCTCGTCGGCGCTATCCGCTACCTCGGCAATGAACTGATCGCAGAGGCGCTGACTTCCGGCGTGCTCGGCATCCGCACGCGCGTGCGTGTCATCGCGCAACAGACCGTAACCCACAACTAAGGCCGATTGGCCGCAGGGAGATTCACATGGCATTTCATACCCCGCTGACCAAGACGGAAAACATCGTGCTTGGTCGTGGCATCTGCTACTTCGCGCCGTTCGACGCTGCCGGCGTACCCATGGGCGAGCGCGATCTCGGCCAAGTCGAGTCGCTGTCGCTGACGATCGAACAGCAGGTCGAGTCCTACTATTCCAAGCGTACCGCGGTCGCCACCAAGATCGTCGAGTACGTGACGCAGACCGACTTTGCCGGCGAATTTGTCGTGGCCGACATGAGCGCCGAGAACATCGCGATGTTCCTGGCTGGCAGCCGGTCGACGGTCACGCAGTCTGCGACGCCGATCACCAACGAGCGCATCTACAACGCGCAGAGTGGGCGCGAGTACCAACTCGGTGCCAGCTCCACGCATCCGGCCGGCGTGCGCAATGTGTCAAGCGTTGCCGTGAAGCTCTACGAGCTGGCCAACGCCGCGGCTCGCGTCAATTCGACGCCGTACGTCATCGGCGACATCTTCAAGAGCAGCACCAATGTGTTCTTGGTGACTGCATCCGGCACAACCGCCGGAAGCGCACCGACCTACAACATGACGGCGATCGGCGACTCCACCACCGACGGCGGCGCGACGGTCAAGTTCCTGGGCACCACGGCCGCATTCACGGTCACGACGCACTACTTGCTGTCCGCCGAAGCCGCCCGCGTCGGCATCGTCGCTGGTGCCAATCTGGCTCTGGCGTGCGATCTCTACACCGAAGTGACCGACCTGTATCTGTCGCTCAACGTCGACTACACCCCGGCCGCGGAAAGTCGAGACCGCATGGTGACGAGCGGCGGCGGATCGATCACCGGGCAGTTCCGGCACGTGGCCGACAACAGCATCGGCACCAACCGCGACACGTTCATCAGCAGCTGCAAGCTGTCGACCAACGGCGAGATCCCGCTGATCGGCGAAGGCACCGCTGCGGTGACGATGCGGCTTGGCGTCAACGAGCTGGATTCGAGCACGCCTCACATCCTGGTCGAAGGCCGCGCGGTCTAACCGTGACCCTCGCCGAACTCCTCGCCATGCTCGGAATGTGCGCGCCGGGAAACCTGCGCGCACTCGATCCGATTGTGGCCGCCGTGCCGTTGCTCGCGCAGCGGCTTGGCGCGTCCATCGAAGACGTGTACGCGATGCCCGTGCGTACCGTCGCCGATGCGGTGGCGGTCGAGTTCGCCGACTGGATCTCCGACAGCGTGGTTGCTGACGCTGCCGAGGCGATGCAGCAAGCCAAGGCGGCAATCGACCCTGCGCGGATGCGGGAACGGCAAGCATCCCGGCAAGCGTCGCGAACCAGGGCAGCAGCATCTTCGCCACCAGCAAGACCGAC